CGTTCACTGTTCATCCGGGATCGGCACGGCGATACTCGCCTGCGACAGCGAGCCGTGGTACTGGATCATCTCGGCCTCCGCGTCCGCGCCGAACGTGGTATGTCCGGTGATGAGACTTTGGTAGCCCTGCTGCCCCTGCCATTCGATGGCGGTGTACCCCCGTGCCTGATCTTCCGCGGCCTGGTCCGCGGCCGCTTTCGCTTCGCGCGTTTCCGCCTTCGTCTCCGTCTTCGACTCAGCCATGATGATGCTCCTTACCTTCCGGCCTTCACCGTGAGATTGAACGACGCGATCGAACGCCCTGCCTGATCCTTCGCGTAGGCGTACAGGGGCGAACTGCTGGCCTTGAAGCGCATCCACGCCGGCGCGTAGCTTTGCCAGCCCTTCAGCGCCCCGTACGCGGCCTCCACGCGGCCCTGGAGCGCGCCTTGTGAGGTGTCGCGGAAGCGCACCTGAACCGTGCGCTCCTCATCCGCCATATCACCGCCGAGGGTGAGCGCGCCAGCGGCCCCACCCGTGTTATAGAGGGTGAGGACGTTATCCGGTGATGGCGGCTCCGCATTACTCGCGAAGATTTGGGTTTCGGCAGGGACAAGAGCGGCGATGGCGGCTGCAACATCCTGTAAGAGCGTGGTCATTCGATCCTCGTGAACGTGTGCACGGAGCCACTCAGCGCAACCGTGCATTCCACGAACAGTGGATCGTGTGTCGCGAGTACGTGAGAAAGGGTTTGCCGTGTACCGTTCTGGCGGTCACATGCAAACCCTTTCTCAGATGCTGGCGTGACCACGCCCTCGATCGTTCCACCCGCCCCGGTGATGGAGATCACGTCGCCAACCTCGAAGAAAACACGGTCGCCACTCAGCGGGCCATGGATGTCGATGTGCAGGACTCCGTCCTCGCCAAGAGACGCTGTTCCATTCACCGGTGCGGTAGGCATCGCTATATCCTCACCCTCCGCACCAGGCGCTCCGCAAACCCCGATGCTGCTTCGTCTGCGGCAGTGCGCAGGAAGAACGGTTGCCCATGTGCGTGATGCGCTTCTGCGTTTTCGTGAAGCTCCTCGATATAGTCATTGGAGGGTGCGCCGCCATCGCCATCATCGTCGCGGCCGAAGGAGACCCACACCTGCATGCCCTCCGTGATCACCTGGCCGCTCGCACGTGCCCGGCCGGTGTCCACGGGGATGCGTTGCTGCGCAGGCAGCAGGATTGAATCGTGCGCCTCTGCCGCAACGGCGTCCGTGATCCGCACGCCGACGGTGTGCAAGGCGATCAGGTCAAGTGGCATCAGAACCAGACCTTTGTGGGGCTGATCGCGGGCTCATTCAGGTCCAGCTCCACCGCGATAATGACCGGGGTCGTCTGATCGGGAAGACTAAGCCGGTCATCATCGCCGACGCGCGGTGCGGTGCCGTCCGGTTGATAGGCCAGTACCACGTAGCCACGTGCGCCTTGCAGTTCGCCGGCCGCATTGACCACCGATGCTTGCCGGATCACCAGCAGGGCGTCGTAGTCAACCGGCGGACCAAAGGAATCGTCACCGAACTGATCACGGCCCGTGAACGGGGCAATCGTGACGCGGTCGATACAGAAGCGGTTGAACTGCACCTGCATCACCATGACGGCATCCGCAGGCATGTTCGCGGTCATCAGTACAGCCCCGGCGGCTCAAGCTGGTTCGCCTGTTCCATACAGTGGGTGTAGACCGATGTGGGATCGAACATGTTGCCCTGCGTCGGACTGGCGCGGAAGCGGTTCGCCGCCTTGCGGGCCTTGACCCGCCAGCATTCAGCGGCAGCACGCTTGACATCGTACGGCCCGCCCGTCGGCACCGCGGCCGCCCACGTAATCGTCCCGTCCTGCACGTATGCCACCGGGTTGCGGCTGCTCGCGGGGATGAGCCACGTTGGCTCGGTGTCACCGGAGACACCGGGGAAGCCAGCGCCCGTGAAGTCCGGGTCCGAAGAGGCCCAATACGGGCCCTGTGCGTGCGTCAGTGGCACGTACGCCCAGCCATTGGGTATGGTCGGCGTCACGAGCACATCCGGGTAGTACGTCGTCGCCGCCGTCCACGTGCGGAAGCCCATGGTACGGAGGATTGCCGAATCGATCTCCGCGTCCGTGAGCACGGGGTCAAGCGTCGGTTCGCACAAGGCGACAACGGCGTCGTGGACGTCGGTCGGGATGGACATGGTAGACCCTACTTCTTCGTCGGCTTCGGTGTGGCAGGACCGGACGGGCCGCCAGGAGCGTGCCCCTTGTCCTCGGCTTCCTCAGCTGCCGCCGGACGATCTGCCAGCGACGACGCGGTGCCCTCTTCGCCCTCAGACGGTGCGGTGCTGTCGTCCGTCAGCCCATACTTCGCCGCTTCCTCGTCCGTGATCGTGCCGCCGGCGGCAACAACGAGGGTCGCGGCGTCGGGGCTGTCCTCGGGGACGACGTTGCCCTCGCTGTCGGCGTATATCGCGGTTTCAGACGTGTACATCGGTGTCTCCTCCGTGATCTGCGTGATGGTGATGGACCCGCCGGTACGTGATCGCTCGTGCTTGCCGAGTGGGTCACGGACGCCACGCCCCGGACCCACCCAGAGGCGCGGCATCAGCTTTGGGTGCCAACGACCGTCCAGACAATCGTGGATGTGCCGTTGGTGGCCGTGCAGATGTAGAGCTCGCCCGCCGTCGTGTCCGTGTACAGCGATCCGACCGTGGCGCTGCCGAGGCCAGTGACGTTGACGGTTGGCGCGCCCGCACCGGAGGTGCTGCTGAGCGTGGCATTACTCCCGGCGGCCATGCGCTGGCGCGAACCGGGCATCGTGTTGCTAGCGTTCGGCGGCATGTATGACATGCGCGACTCCTTTCAGGAGGCAGTATGCGTAGCGTTGCACAACTAACTAGGGCAGACCAGTCACTGTGCAAAAAGCTAGTGGTCTGTAAACTGCTAGCGCGAGACGCTCTTCCGCCCTGATGGTGATGAGGTTCTTCACGAAGTCATCAACGTTAGAGTTTGTCGTCTCCAGCGTGATGCCCTGCCGGCGGAAGACCTGGGCACCGAGCTTGAACGCGCCCACAAAGGCGGTGTGCTGGGTCTGGGCGACCGTGGCGACCACCGGCAAGCCCCAGAGACGATTGGGACCGGGATCGGCCGGATGTCCCCAGATGTAGATGCCATCGGCCGTCTTGAGCAGTTTGACGTTCTGCCAATCGAACGGGTTGAAGACGACACCATCCGCCTGGAAGAAGCCGACTGAGGCAATCTTCGTGATCGCCTTGAAGACGGCATCGGGGAGGGGGTCGGTCCCGGCGGCCTGCGTCTGAATGCCGGACGTCGTTTCGATCCCCTGGATGTTCGGCGGTGTGCCGTTACCGAGCAGGATCTGCGCTTCCTCTTGCTGCGCGACCATGAACTGCAAGCGGTTGTTGACGTAGTCGCGGATGACCGGGAAGTCGCCGAACATCTCGTCGGTGACCTTCCCAGTGACGGCGATCTTGCGCACCGGCGCGTCCACCTCGGAGGTGTCGAAGGCCGCTTCCGGTTTCGTGCCGCCCTCAGCAACCGTCGTGGCCGCATTGGTGTACGTGTCCTCACGGACATAGCGGATCGTATTCATCGTCGTCTCACCCTGGGAGATGAGATCAGCGATCGTGAGCGCCTGCTGTCCGATCATCACCATGCCCGGCTGCCGGTCGTACTCCGTCAGCGTGGACACGGCCGTCGTGAACGTCGTCTTGGCAGCGAAGCCGAGTTGCTCCGGCACCTCAAAGAATGCCTGCTGCTGGCCGCCACCGGGGCGCCAGGTCTTGTACGCCGCGCTCTCTACGAACCGCTCACCGAGTGACTTCGTGGCGGGCGTGCTGCCCGGCGTCGCACCCGGATCATCGGCCGATCCGCCAGCGAAGGGCACGGGACGCACGATGCGGCCGAGATCGCCGAGGGCCTTCCGGTTCTCCTCATCAATGGCGGCGAGTTCCGCCGCCTGTTTGTACGCGTCGGCGATTGGCGCCAGTTCGTCTTCACGCCGGCGCACTTCCTGCACCTGGTCGGCGGAGAGATCTAAAACCTCGGACCCATTGACGATCTTTCGGTGATCGTCGAAGAGTTTCTTCAGTTCGCCGCGCTTCTGTTGCAGTTCGCGGTCCAGTTCAACCAACGTCGGCATGGTGATTGCCTTTCTTCGTTATGCGAACTTCACGCCGAGGGCTTCTGCCTCGCGTTCGAGCATGCGGAGGTACAGTTGCTCCACCTCGGTGGTCTTCTTCGCAGCGGGCTCAGTCTCATTGAGGAGCGCCTGCATCGTGGCGATGTGCGTCCCCATTGCCGCGTGCGCGGTCTGCATTTGGGTGTGCATCTCCCGCAGTTTCTTGCGATTGGCTGCGGAGAAGACACGCCCCGACTTGATGCGCAGTTCGTTGATGGCGAAGCCGCGATCTATCGCACCTTTCACCGCAGCAAGCGCGGTTGTGAGGTGCCTTTCATACGACATCGTGGCAGGCACGATGTCGGCATCACCTTCGGTGGCGTCGTCAACGTCGGTCGCCGTGACGTAGGTCGTGACGCGAACGACGCTCTCCTCCGGCCCCCAGACGATGTCATTGCCCGCGGTCACCTGATAGGTGCGCCGGAAGAGGTCTTGCTCGTCTGCATAGACCACGGCATCGTCGAAGACGTCGCGGATCACGAGGCCCGGGCTCCATGCGTTGGGATCATCATCGTCGTCGGGAAAATCCTCGTTCAGTTCGTCCTGGAGGAGCCTGCGGAGATCGTCGTAGGACATGCCCGACGGCAGGGCTTTCGTATGGTTGGCAGGGTGCAGACCGAGCAGCGCGGGCAGGGATTTCATGGCGATGGCACCGTTGCGCGGCTCCGCTGGAGATGGTGTGAGCGATGCTTCGGCTATTGGCCAGTGGGTGATCTCGCGCACCGTCGCGCCATCTTTTGTCTCGACGGACTTGCGTGCGACAAGGTGCGCCGGCGCACCCGATGACCAGCCCAACTTCCCTTTGGCCGCGAGGCCCGCGATGGCCTTCTCGTACTCGTCACGGAGGTTCAGTTGTGCCTCGACCCAGATGCCGATCGCGTCCGTCTTGGCCGTGAAGCGACCGATCTTCGTGACGCCCAGCTGCTCGTCCAGTCCGTGCGCGTAATAGACCGAGCGCGTGTCACCGTCGGCGAGGTCGTAGTCGGTGTCCTTGGTGAAGTACTCACCCGTGAGGTCAGGGCTGGCCGCATCGGAGAAGGTGATGAGATACCCGCCGACGCGACCCTCGCCCAGGGCTTTGACCGCGCCACCGAACATCACGAGCGTATCGTTCATCTCACTGACCCCCTCAGCCTGTGTGCGTGAGCAGTAACGCCACGGCGACGAAACAGAACGCGAGCGATTGGATGCGGCCGCCCCATGCGCCGTATGGCTCAGGAGCCCAACCGAGAAAAAATCCAATCCCGAAGATCACCGCCGCGATGAGGTACAGCACGCCAGCCAACGTGAGTTTCATAGCCGACTCCTTTACGGCTGAGGGCCGCCATCGGGCCAGAGCGGCTTCACATCATCGCTGATTGCCCGCTCGATCATTTCCCGGGAGAACGGATGGAAGCCGCTCCCATGATTCCGCCGCTCAAAGGCCGCAAGCCGGTCCCGAGCAAGAAAATATTCCAGGCTCAGGCGTCGCCACTCATCCTCTTCCTCGGGGCTGAGGTCAGGAAGCATCACGGCATGTCCTCCTACGAAGTGACGGGCACCGCTGCCTGCGCAGCCGCGGCCGGTTGATTGCCATTCGTCGCCGGCGTCGGTGGTGGCGGGATGTTCGTCGCACCAGGCTCCGTGTTCACCTTCTCGATTACCGGACTGACGGGCTCCGCGATCGATCCGTCGCTGAAGCTCGCACCGCGTGGCAGCAGGTAGATACCGTCGTCTGCCGGGACTGACTCCAGGTCAACCATCTTCAGGGCGGCCGCACGGTCGATGATGCCCGCGGTGAAGAGCTTCGTCGCCCGATCGGCAACGGCGGTCGCATCCTCCTGCAAGGCGCTGACATTGCTCGTGTCGAACTCAACGAACTGATCCTTCTGTCCGTTGAAGTCATCACGCAACAAGGAACGGGTCAGGGTGTCCGCAAAGCTCGTATAGGTGGGAACGATGTTGCCTCTATACGTCGCTTCGCGCGCGGCCTGGTAGTTCGCGTAGGTGGCGTGCTCCAACCCGACTCCGAGGCCCGCGACAATCGCGGCCACTTGCATCAGCCCGGAAATGCGCGTCTCAGAGAAGTAGTGGATCGCCGTCAGGTCGAGGTCTTTGGGATTCCATGAAGGCGTCGCGACCTGCAAGCCGCCCGTTGCCACCATCGTCGAACCACGGCCGTCGCCCGTAAAGCGCGAGTTGAAGTACGTCATCAGCGCCTGTGCCTGGTCTTGCGTGATCGTCTTGTCGCCCGACGGCGAGATGATGGCGCCGGGTGAGCCCATGTTGTGCAGGATCGACGCGGTATAGGCTTCTGCTTCCTCATCGTTGTAGACCAGCCGCAGGACGGTACGCAGCGGTGACACCCCCATACGCGGATTGCGTGGGTCCTGCGACCAGCGAAAGTGGATCACATCCGCATCGTCCAGCGGATACCACTTGCCCGTGCGCCACACCTGATAGCCAGTCAGGAACTGCCTGCCTTGCGGGTCCCAGGTCGGGCGAATCGAGATTTGCGGCTCGTACCAGAGTTCGGCCGGAATGCCCGCCCCGTTGCGGAACTTGAGCAAGTACGCGTTTCCGTGGACGTTGTAGTCCGCCAACAAAGCCTGACTCACCGTTTCCCACGACATGTACGGGTTGGGCTCATCAATCAACTGCGTCACGGGATGATCGGGGATCGCCTCATCGCCCTTGTCGCTCCGATTGACGACCCGTGGCGGCGCTTCGGGAAAGACCCGCTGGACGTACTGGACGCAGGCCATGATCGCCGACGACATCTCCAGCTCGCCGACGGACTGCTGGTAGTTGACGCGCGAACCGGCATACAGCACGGGCAGCGAGCCACCCGTCATCTGGCCGCCGGTGGTGAAGGAACCATACCAGCCCGTATTGCTGAAGGGCACCGC